GACGAAAAAGGCGCTATTAGGATGTGGGTCAGGGTGTTGGGCACAGCACTGCTTAACCCTGAAGCCCGTGGCGGCGGGGATGTTTCTTCAATGAATGAATACGACTACATCAAAGGGTTGATTGAAGAGATTTGTTGCCGGTGCGAGATGTTTGGGGTGGGCATTGTGATTAAGGGGTTGGTTGGCAGAGAGTCCGATCAGCCGGAAAGGCTTCTAAAGCCCCTTAGAAGTTTGTACGCCCAAAAATATGAACAAGCCAGGTTTGTTTGTTGTGTTGCTTGCGCTGGAGGAAATAACTAATGGTTTTTGACCTGTTTATTCTGCTGGCCTTATTGGGCATTGTGGCCATTGTTGCTGTGAGTGTGTTGCTTGACCGTAAATATTTAAAACTGGAAGCAATGAAGTTTCTGGAAAAAGAGAATGAAGCGCTTCGGGAAAGGATGGACCTGAAGGGGCTTCAGAACCGCATTCTGTTAATGAAGCTTGAGGAGGCTGGGTGCAACCAAGCCGTTGTTGGGAAAATTGTTTTTGAAGTGGATTCAGACGGTAACGCCACATTGACTACGCATAGTTACGCCACCGAACTGATCACCCTGAATATTGTCGAAGAAAGCGGCAAGGGGGCTGTCATTCAGGTGATTAGCGCCCAGGTGGCTGGACATGAGCGCTAACAACAGCCAGCCGGTTGTCATCATCGACACCCGCGAGCAACTGCCTTACACCTTCCCTGACAGTTGGGGGGTGTTATGCAAGGCGTTAAACAGTGGTGATTACTCACTGCTGGGGCATGAAGACCGCTTTGCAATTGAGCGCAAGAGCCATCAAGATTTTATGGGGTGCTGGCACACCGACCGGTTCAAGCGCGAGCTGGACCGCCTGGCCGCATTTAAAAAAGCGTTTTTATTGATTGAATCGACGGTTTTAAGGCTGCGCAATGACCCACACCGAAAGGCCAACCCGGATGCTGTCTGTGGGTTTCTGCAATCGGTCCCACTGAAGTATGGGGTGCACGTGTTGCTGGTAGAAGACCGGGGCACGGCCAACCGGTGGGCCATTGGCCTGATTGATAAGTATCAACGGTATTTATAACTGTATATAAAGAGACATTTAGGGGGGATGTTATCTTGAATGCAACACAACAACTGTGGGGCGGAATGGTTGATTTACTGATAGCCACACAGCGTAAACCCAGGATGAAAGACGCCTGGGCAATTGAGTTTGGAAGCCGTTTAAGTGCCCTGTTAATTGATCGCTGCATGAGTGTTGAGCGTTTGGCCAAAACCATTGGGGTTGAAGGGGGCGGGCCATGAAACGGAAAGTGTGCCCATACTGCCATGAGGAGTTTACAGCCTATTACATTAACCAAGTGTATTGCTGCCAAATCTGCAAGCGCAAAGCCGGGTATGTGATCAAAAAACAGAAACGTCAAGAAGAGAGAGACGCAAAAAAATTGAAGAATCTTAAGCTCATGCCCTGTAACCAATGCAAAGAACCATTTACCCCGGAACGTCACGGTCAAGTTAACTGTCAGAACTGTTTTAAAACCTTGTCAACCATTTACAAGCGGTGGAGTACGGACGCCATGTACTGCCACAATTCAAACAGCAATTGCGGCCAGTGCCCCACCAATCAAGCGTATCAAATCAGCCAATGGTGCAAGATGCCGGACGCGGTGGACAAGATGGTGGCATACGGGTTGCCATTGCCAAAGCATAAGGTCTTTGAGCAACCGGAGTTAATAACCGAATAAAAAAAGGCCCCTGAGTTAAACCGGGGGCTTTTCAAAAGAAACAAGCATGTTACATATTCCTGGCTTGTTTCTCTATCCAGTCCCAGCCCCCTAGTTGTTTAAAAAAAGCGTAGCCTGTGGGGGTCAGCTTGGCCGCTATGCGCACGGTTTTGGGTTCATCGTACTTGTGGGGGCGGTGGTTGTTTTTGCGCTTGTCTTCGGTCATTATGGTTTGGTTCCTTTAACTGACATTAATGGGACAACCCCCCGGCTTAGGCCAGGGGGTTTTTTAGTGGGGTTAGGCTGCGTTTAAATCAAGAACAAACTCATTATTGTTAAACGAATGGCAGCAGAGAAAAACGCGGTTTTCTTTATTTACAGAAGACCACCACCCCGACGGACTTGTGAACACTTCACGAGCAAGGTTAAGGGCATCAATAGCCCCTTTTTCGTAATTGCGTGCGGCATCGCCATGATAGTCATCTGTGTAATAACCTGTGCATTTCACGGTATTAGATTTAAACTGACCGTTTACCAAGGCGCGTATCGCGGTTTCTAGATTCCAACGCTTAGGCATTTCTTTCAGCGGTTTAATGACTTCCAAGTCAGCAGGCCAAACGCGGATCGATTTTTTAACACTCGTGTAAATCTCGTATTCATCAAAACTGTCGCGTCTGTTTTCATGTTCTTGCCAAGCGCCATCATCAGCCAAATCAGCGGCCAAAGAGAGCAAGCTTAAAGCTTCCTCCAAAAGCCCATCAACTTGATAAAAACCACCAAAGTTTTCATGTTGCACAGACACACGTGCGCAAAGTTTGCCTTTTTTGCCTGCGTGGGTCACGTCTTCCAATACAAACCCGTGTACCCCACGAGTAACGCGGATTGTGCGATTGTTGAAAATGGAAATAGCTTCTTTGTCTTGGATTTTGGGAATAAACATTTTTTGGAACTCCTTTAACTGACAGATTCATCATAGCGGACCACAACATTAAAGTCAAGCGTTAATTTGTAAGCCAGTGGCTTCCTGGTTTGTGTGTATGCGGCTTATTATTAAAGTAAGCGCTTAAATGCGTGGGAGGCATGACAACCCGTCGCGTAGGTGTAACTGAGGACGGAGGGCCAGGGAGGGCGAGGCTTGGGCAGTTTTGCGGTTGAACATTGCAATTTGCTGATTAAAAAAAAGGGTGAAAGTTATTATCTGACGGCGGTTTTAGTGGAATCAAAGCGCTACCGTTGGCAGGAATTGATTATTGTGCGGTGTCCGGCTTGCCAGCAGGAGTTATGGTACTGGCAGGGGCATACAGACACCAACGGGGCCGGGCCGGTGCATTCAATTAAACTGAAAGACCGTGGCGCATGGCGGGCCCGACTAAAAACCGATCTGGTTGAGCCCGGTTCAGAGACAGGCTTCAAGCTGCACGCAAGCGATTACACGTTAATGATCAGCCGAGACACGGCGGGCGTTTACGACCAGGTGATAAAACGAGCGGGGACCGAGGAGATGGGCGTTATTAACTGGCTAAAGGGCTTACTGAGCCAGCCAGACGGGTTTGACAAGTTGAGAGAGCTACGGGCGTTGCAGGATAGAGAGTTAGAGGCGCGGGAGAATGGATGACATTCAAGAGCTCGAAGCCTTTCAAGCGGCCATACACAGGCGCAGCGAGTCAGAAAGCTTTAAGCCGAAGCCATACAACAAGCCTTTAAGTGAGTTTTCGGCCAAAAGGTTAAACAAGCTTGTAATTGATAACAGTTACGACAACCCAAGCCAGCGCATATTGACAGAGCGGCTTTTAGCAGCTTACCAGCCCACCCACAGCCTGACCGACCATGTGGACCCCTGACAGCGTAGAGTGTTACCGGCTTAAGCAAGCCTGTGACCAGTGCCCGCTGGGCCGTTACGGGCGTTGCTTTATAGGCGGCCGGGTTGAAAACCTGTTGCAAGTGCTGGGACCGCCGAATGAGACCAACACCTTTGTGCCGGGGATGCGGGATGGCCACCACAAAGGCGATAGAGGGAGTCGAGCCGTGCGCATTGGGTATTTGGTCTACGACGACAGGCGCCACAGCGGTTATTACGCGATTTAAGTTATGGGTAAACCAAATAAATATAAGCCTGAGTTTTGCGACCAGGTGATTGAGCTTGGCAAGCAAGGCTTATCATTGGCAGAGATGGCTTGTGATTTGGGCGTTTTGCGCCAAAATCTGCAAAACTGGAGCAAGCAGCATCCAGAGTTTGACGAGGCGCTTAAAATGGCCCGGCAATACTCAGAGGCGTTTGGTGCCCGTGCTGGGCGTGAGAATTGGGGCAATAACAAATTTAACACCCCGCTGTGGTTGCGTTTTATGGCTTGCTGTCACGGTTGGGTTGAGCCCAAAGGTGACACTGACAACGACGCGCCCAAGCCAGGCTTTGTGGTTAATGCGCCTAAACCGGACAAAAAAAAGTGAGTTATCTTCAGCGATGCATTGATTATGCGCAACGCATCGGCTTAAAGCCACTGGCGGACAGTTGGTTACCCCCGTTTGAGCCGGGTATTTTGCGACATTGGCCCACGGGTTATGGGATGCACTTGCCGGTCAATGAGACGTTGCCGGTGCCAAAGGCGGTTGAAGCGCTCAACGTACATTTGGGGTGGGCGATCAAGGCGCTAGACGCCGCGTAAATCGTGCATAACGTGGACCTCCTCCCCAAGCAGTGGGAGGTGTTTTCGCCTGCTGAAGGGGCTGATTACGACATTGCGCTATACCAAGGCGGGTTTGGCAGCGGCAAGACGTTTTTAGGCGCGCTTTTAGGGCTGTCAACGATGGCCAGCAACCCTGGGTGTACCTGGTTGGTGGTGGCCGACACTTACAGCCGTCTCAACCTGACAACCTGGGAGACGTATCGAGAGCTTTTAACCGACGCGGGCATAAAGCACAAGGCCAACAAGACCGACCACGTGATTACCGTGCCAGGGTGGGGCAACAGCAAGGCCATTTTTAAGGGCTTAGACGACCCGCTCAGCTTGCGCTCTGTCAACGGCATCGGGGCACACATCGAGGAGGCGTCACTGCTCAGTGAGTCGGCTTATTTAGAGCTTTTAGGCCGGTTGCGCCAAGCGGGCAACGACGACGCCATCCGGGTGATATTGACGACCAACCCACAGATGACCCGTGGCTGGTTGTATGCCCACTTTGTGGAGCGGGCCGGGGTTACGGTTGAAAAGGTGCGCGGGAAAAACGTTCGGTTTAACCGTCGCCGGGTGATTGCGGCCACGTTGGACAACCCGCACGTGTCCGACGCCTTTATCGCCGCGATGCAGGCCAGTTATGACGATGAGCTTTACCGGATTTTAGTGTTGGGCGAAGACAGAGACTACACCAAGGGGCTTGTTTGTTACAACTTCACCGAGGCCAACATTGACGACACCGACTACAGGCCAGAGCTAAAACTCTACCTGAGTTGCGATTTTAACGTCGACCCCATGTCGTGGGTGGTAGCGCATCGGTTTAACGGTGAGTATCACTTTATCGACGAGTTGGTGATTGAAAACACCACGACGGTACAAGCAGCCGAAGAGTTTTACCGGCGCTACGGGGAGCACGGGGCAGGCGTTATCCTGACCGGGGACGCCTCCGGGGATGCCCGACGGGTGGAGCAAGCGACGTTGCTGGACACCAACTACAACGTGATACGCAACCGCCTGTCATCGTTGGGGATGCGCAGCGTACACGTAGATTTACCCAGTCATAACCCGTTTGTGGACCTGCGCACCCAAGCGTGGAACGCACTTACAGCCAACACCGAAGGCGTGCGCCGCATCAAAATTAACCCCCGGTGCAAGTGGCTGATAGACAATTGCCGAAACTTGCGCTACGTGCCAGGGGCGTCTGAAATTTGGGAACCGACCCGCAAGCAAATCGAGGCAGACAGCAAGCTCAAGTTTGTTAAACACGTTTGGGACGCTGCCAGTTACCTCACTTATCGATATGACCCCATCAAGCTTAATGAACACGTCAGACCCAATCACCGAGTCGTCGCCGCTCCCTACGTGCCGACCCGCTAAGACCAAAGAGGACTACCAGTTCTGCTTTGCGTTGGGCGCTCAGTACGAGGCGCAGATGGTGCCTGATAACGAGCTCAAGCCCAGCAGCCGCGAAGGCATGGCCTATTTGCTTGGCTTGGTGCGCCAAAACCAGCTTGAGTTCACCATTATCGAGCGTTACGGCGTGCCCATTGGCTTTTTGATGCTGTCTGACTTTGTGGGAGACAATGCCGAGATTCACTTTTTGTGCCACCCCAACCAGTTACGCGCCGTGTTGCGGGCTGGGGTGATTCAAGCGTTTATCACTGAGCAGTTTAAGACCCTCAACAAGCTGAAAGCCAGGCCGTTTGCGCATCAGCACACCGCACGAAAGCTTATTACCCGCTTGCAGTTTCGGTTTGTGGGAAAAGAAGTGGACGAAGCGCCGTTTAACGGGCGGCTGACCAACCGATTGCTATTTGAAATGACCAAAAAATACTGGGAAAAACGCGCATGAGCACAATGGGCGGCGGTCGCCGGGAAGATAAAGTCAAAAGCGCTGGGGCACCGGCGCGGTATAACGACATGTTCGGCGGGGTGTCGAACCGGGGCAAGGATTTTACGTTCACGCCTGCCCTGTCACGCGCACAGACGCACATGCTGGATTCCACCAACAACAACGCCGACATGTTTGGCACGGAGTTGGGCAATTTTATGCGTTCAGGCCAGATGCGCGGCACCATGGACGATTACCTGAGCGCCTCGCGTAACCTGACCGTGGATGACCTGTTCAACAACAAGTTCAGGGGTGCGGCTGAAGACCTGTACACGCGGCCTATTTTCAGCCAGTATGAGCGCGATGAGCGTGATATGGCCAATAACCTCAACGCCCGTGGGCTGTCGGGGGGCAGTTACGACGCGATGATGCGTAACCAGTTGATGCGTCAGCGTGACGGCCAGTTGAGCGACGCCCGCAACCAGTCCATTTTCGCCAGTGCGGATGCCTACCAGCAGTTGATTGCCCAATTGGCGCAACGGGCACAGATGGCGCAAGGGTATGGCAACAACTTGCTATCCATGCAGGGTGGTAGCCTGAACAACCGGGCGATACTGTTGGATCAGATTTACCGACCGTTGCAGGCGTGGGGCGCGATTCAGTCTGGCACCAACCCCGGAACGCAGGCGTTGATGGGGTATCAGGGCAGTCAACCAACCATGTTTGAGCGTGGTTACGAATTAACAAAAGCCGCTGTCGGTGGCTTATCGCAAGGCCTTGGTGCCAAGCTGGCAAAAGGGGGCTAAATGAGACGTAATCAAAACATTTTTGGGCCTACCGTGCAAATGAATGGCCCCATGCAAGCGCAACAGCCGCCCGTGGATCCAAACGCCTTGCCGCCCATTGATAACTGGATGAGCGGACTGGAAGCCCAACAGCCTGCAATGCCGCAGCAGCAGGCCCCGCAGACGCCGCAAAACTACTTGCCACAGCAGTACATGGATCGCATTAGCGGCCTGGACAACCAGCGCGATGCGATGATGGCCAACACGGCAGGAGTTTTCAAAAAACACCCGATCCTTAGCGCTTTAGGTGGGTTTGCAGCAATGGGCCCAGTCGGCCTTGCGTTGCCACTGTTAGGGGGCATCAACCAGCGCGAACGGCAAATGGAAGTTCAGAAATGGTACGGCGACCAGCGCACGGCCCTAAACAACGAGTTCAAAGACGTGATACTGCCGTCGATTAACTACGGCACGTCGGCGGAAACCGCCAACTGGTATACCCAAAACGCAGCCAACATGGGCAGAGTCGGCATGTCTGACGGAATGGGTGGTATTGGTGCAGGAATGGCCGGGTCAGACCAAGGCCAAGGACTTGCTGGGGGCGTGTCTGCCCAAGGCCAAATGCAACCCATGCAGTTTGCGGGACAGTTGCCGACAATGATGAGCCCTGAGACAGCAGGTCACCTTATGGCGCAGTTTGGCAACCTTTATAGCAAAAGCCAAGAGCAAGGCCGTCAGGCGGGCGAGTTCAACGCCGAAGCGCCCAAGCGACAAGCTGA